TCGGCCATGAAAGTGCACCGGAATCTCTTGGCGGCTTCGTCTACACACTCTTCCCATTCAGCGGTGAAGGTGCGGACGTTGTAACCTCTTCCCTCGTATCTGTCAACCCATATGTCTTTGGCGCAATAGTTGAGGGCAAGGATGAAAATGAACGCCTTGAGAGCTGTCGCAGCTTCTCCAGTACGGGTGGTTCCGTCAAACTTCCTGACCCACGCTAGGCCCAGTTGGGCCATTTCCTTCGTGCTGTATCGCACTTTGGCGTATAGAGTCCTCAGGTGAGCGTCTGCTTGGTGTTCCATGTCTGCGTCGTCGCACAAGGAATGCATGCCGGCGAGGAGCTCCGCTTGGAATTCGCGGACGCAGCGTTCGTCTGCACTGCTGACGTCGCGATTGCGGGCCTCACCTGTAGGGTAGACACTAGAATGGTCGTCTCCGTGTCCGAGCCCCAAGAGAGCGAAGTTCTTATAGCCGATCAACGACCTGCTGATCTCGTCTCCGCTGGGTCGCTCGACGTATCTAAAGCATATCTGTGCTCGAGTTCTGCCTAGCGGAAATACCATGTCCGCACTGGCGAACATCTTCTTGGCTTCGACGCACCAGAAAAAGTCGAGAATCTGGGTCAGGGTTAAGGGCACGATAGGTCTGGTTTTGACCCACACAGCTGCTAGGAGGCCGGCTTCGGAAACACCGTTGGCTTGCAAACGGGCTACTAAGACTTCGTCTCGTTTGGCAAACCAACTGCTGCCTTTATCTTCTACGCCTGAGACGGCTTGATAAAGGTCGCGGGTTTTCTCTAGCTTCCATGGGCGCGTGTGGTCGGAATCCCATATGTAATCGATCATTTCCTCAAAACTTTTGTAGTGGAAATGGAACCCGGCACTCTTGAGCTCTTGGAACATTTTCGGCATCACTTCAGAGAAGATTTGATTCGGTAGCAATTTATCCGTAATGTCTTGGCCAACGTCAAACCGTTTGTTCCCAATGAATCCGCCAACCGCCACACCGTTCTCCGGTTGTAGCAGCTGATCAGACATGTCGGTGACGAAAGCTTTGGTCTTGCCTCCCACGTGGATCGGTTCAAGGTCGATACATGCTCCTTGCCAGAAAAGAGAATCTGAGTCGCTGAGGGTCTGGCCGTTGAGCTCCAGTTTAACGGTGTCGGAAAGCCATGGTTCTTTAGGAACGTAGGTGCCCACGTCTTCGCCTGCCTGGCTGTGGTGGATGGTGTTCATCTCGATGGCCGGTCCACGCATGAACTTCTCTAGTTCGTCGGAGAGGCGTTGCGCCTCACGGACACGGGCGTTTTGTCGGCTCAATATGTCGGATGCACTGTGGACCACTCGAGAGAAACTCAATCCGGAGGAACGGCGCACGATGAAATTAATCGTGGCGTGGATAGGAATGGCAACGAAAAACGGCAGAGAACCGAGAGCACAATGGAGGAGAGGGCGAATTACCAATTTGGTCACCTTCTGCCAGTCCAACTCGTTCGGGTTCTTGAACAGGATCATGCCGACTTCCACGAGTCCCATGGCGAGACCCACTGCGGCGTTGACGAGTGCATACTGTGAAATGTGCTTCAGTCCTTCTTCAAAGACGGCTGAACCGCCGGCAGCCAAGACGTCAAAGGAGACGTCGAGGAGGCTAGCTGTGCGTGGGTTGTCGTTCAACCACCCACTGAGTTTGCCTGCCCAGTGCTCGACGCCCAAACGGCGGAGGACAAAGTTGAGGAACTGCGCGTAACTTTTAGCATAGCGAACGGCGCTCACGGCTTTCTGGAGCCATTTGGCACCCGTGGCACGGGCAACCAACCGGATGAGTTCAGTGAAAAGAGAGAGTTCATGCTCTTCTTCTTTCCCCTTGTCGTCCTCAACGACAGCCACCATTTCTTGCTCTTCCGCCACGTCTTCAAAGGAAACCTCTGCCTCTGCAGAAGGGTCGGGCGCAACCAGCGCCTTGAAGAAACCACGAATGCCGTGGACGAAATTACGAACCTGGTGGCTCTTGGTCAAAGTCGGTCTGCTCCAATGGGCCACGAGAGTGCCCAGGGGACGGCCAAACGCCTGCGCGTTGGTCTCAATAGCGAGACGCAAAGCGGGCGGTTCACTCATGATGGTGAAACTGGCTCGTTCTTTGGCAAGTTCAGCTTGCAGATGGTTGAGGGTGGCACTGGCTATGTGGTAAACCAGAGCTTTGCCAGTCATGTTGATCACGGTGTTGTAACGCATGTTGACTATGTGGTACGGCAAAGCTTTTGAGACGGCGATGGTGATCGCTCCGAGCAATGCGTTGGTGGAAGTCTCGCTCTCAAAGTCGGTACGTTGGGCCCGGGGAAGCAAGAGACCGCTGTCCTTCAGGAGCACGGAGTCGCACACGAGAAGGCTCGGGTTGTACAAAGGTGCCACACGTTCCTGGGGTTGGCCTGGGGCGATGGCAGCACGCAAGAGGATCTGGCAACCGACTCTGCGGTGTGGATGGGCCTCGAGGACACGTCCTTCAGTCCAGAATTGGCTCTGTGCATTCCACTGCTCGCCGAGAGGCGATGGGTATTGTCCGTCCATCTCAGCTGCCACGTAAGCCAAAACCTTGGCTCCGTCACGCTCGACGATAAATGCACTGGCTTCGTCAACTTCTGCGAATTCGCCTGCTAGGGCCACCCACTTGGTGGTGGGCGCAGTCTTCTCGCCGAACGCGAGATCTTCCTCGTCGTCCTGGTCAACGGTCACGCCCTCATAGAGCTGGACCTTGTAAGTCTGTTGGTAGACTCCCAGAACTTCGGCTTCAATGGGACGGTGAGTCAGCAAGAAAACTGTCTCCGGGGTCACGAATTCTCCAATGAGTTCATGAAGACCCTGGGCAGTGAAGTAGGGGCTGACATCGATGCCGACAACGGCGTCGAATATGGTCCCGGCGGGTGCCGGAAGATACTCCTCGCGGTCGCGAGCCCAGTCCCCTGGGTAGCGTTTGGGCCGCACGCCAATGAATTGGATAGCACCTCGGACAGGATGGAAAGTGTCCTCATCCTTGCACGTGGCCGTGAAGAAACGTTCCCAGTTCTGGATTTCGTTCGTTCCAGGGAAAAGGACGCCGACGGTGAAGGGTCGGAAGTTCTTACGCCCATTGGGCGTGTTGAGAAAGTGCAAAGGAACCCAGTTGGCACTCTCTGAGTTCTTCTTCTGATGAGACATGCAAGGCCATTTTCCAATGCGTTTCTTGCCAAGTTTTCGGAGCTCTTCTCCGATGAAATTCCGCAGTTGGGTGCGCTCTGCGGCGCCGAAGGCGTGGTTGTTCACCGGTGAATGTCCAAGTCGGAAGGGGTAACCCTGAGACATGGCCCACATATGGAGTTTCGATCCCTCCCGAACCTCGATGGGTCCAGACGAGTAATCGATCCAAAGGGGCCGAGTGTCAAAGGTTTTGCTCT